AATTTACCGGCTTACCAGGCCAACCACAACCAACTTGTTACTTACGCCTCCATGACTTATGTATAGTAGCGCTTAATTCTTGACTTACAATTTGAATTGTATTACCTGTTTTATGTTCTATTATAGGTACGTAACTGTACGTCTTAACCTGAGAACAACCTACGCATGACTTATATCCTAAGTCTACTCTGACTTTGTGCAACTCTTTGCCACATTTACAATACATAGTATATTATTTTTTATTCATATATATTATCCCACTCGATTAATTTAAAGTCCGTGGGGTCAAACGTGTCATCTAACTCGTAAAGACTTGTAACTAATTCTTGTTCAAATTTAGTTAATGTAACAAATTCTTTCGCACCGTATACTTCCGATGCTAACTGGTTTAACCTAGCCATTGCACTCATATATATAAATTTAAAATTAGTAGTCAGGGTGGGAGTCGAACCCACTTGTAGTTTTCAGCCTACCGAACCAATTCACCTGACTTACCCGACCGTATTACTACGATCCACCAAACTGCATTACCAAGACAGTTATTATTCTACTCTATTATAAGCACTTTCCATCATAGGATTACTATGTAAGTATACATTACCTATTTTAAGCATCCACTCATGAAATCTAGATATTCTCTCAAACCTTTCTTGTTCTGCCATGGTTATACTTGTTTTAATAATTCTAATAATTTTCTCATATCAGCGTGTATAGCAGCTAATTCTTCGCTACGTTTGTCTATGATATTATTTAATTTTTCAGAGCATATATCTAACATAGCGTCTTCTTTTTTAACTACTATCATACCTGCTTTAGTAAGCATCTCGTTTTCTAGATTACTCCAGAACTCTTTACCTTTAACTGATTCTTGCCAGTCGAATGCTTCTGCTAATATACCTTCGTCATCGTCTATCAAGAAATAAGCTGCCGCTATTTTACCTCGTTGTCTTAATAATTCTGCAAAGAAGTCGTTTCTGTATTTCTTTGGTATTTTACTACATAATGTAGCTTCATAAACTTCTTTAGACTCTCTGTTAATTTCTACTAGTTGTGCCATTTTAAATTACTTTAATTGTTAGTGTTAAAAATCCTTGCTCTGTTGGAACGCTTAGGTGGTTCCATAGTCGATTACAACTAAACCTCTTACTCTTTTTAAAAGTAGATTTCTGACGAACAGACATTAACATCCATTCCTGACTAGTTAGACCACTACATGGTCGTTCTGATGCGTGAGCAATTTTATGCTCGTTTAATTTATTTTTCTTGTACTCTTTACAATACTTGTGGGCTTTTAAAGCGTCTGGTGACATACTATTTATCTTTAATGGTTAAAATATTTAAGTCTAATTTCTCTGTAGTCATGTAGTGACAATTCTTTAATCCATAGTTATCATCTACATACTCTTCGTAGTCTATTATATCTTCGACTTGTTCGATTATTACTTTGCCACTTTCGTAGTCTAATACTGTTATATACATAGTTATATTTATTTTACCAACCAGTTTTAAGGTCGTTAGCGTTAATATAGGTTAAACCTTTGTAGTTGAACCACGAGTACAGACCTTCTTGGTCATTTTCTTGGTCATAGATGAAGGCAAATCGCTTTGGTAAGTAACCAATTGGAAAACCAGTGTATTTAACTTTGTTTAAATAAATAGTTGTTTCTCTGCGCTTGAAACTTGGAATTTTTGTAGTCATTTTAAAGTGGTATTAAAGGGTTAAATATAAATTAATTTCGAATATATTATCCGACTAAATATTAAATAGTATCGTGCGGAATTAAACTTCGTAATTTATGAAAGTTGAAGTATAATAATCTTCATCATCTTCATACTCATCAGTGTTTTCTGGAAATATATCAAGTAAACCTTGGTAAATGAAGTCATCGAAAGCATCGAAAGAATGAGTTAATATTATTAAGTTAACAGGGACTTCTTCACCTGTTTCATCTTGCCAGTAACCTGGTTCTATGGAATAGTCTATAATTCCTTTAATTGTGGAAATCTTGTTGAGTAATTCTTGCATGGTTTAAGGTGTTAAAATGTTTATAAGAATAAATAGTACTGAGAGTATATTACTGTCTCTCTATCAGTCTCTATCTGGCTTAGAAGATACTTCTACCTCAATAAAGCCAACTTCATTCAAGAATTCTACCAGTAATAGTTGGTAATGTTCTTCATTTAATGGAGTCATTCCAAATCTCTTGTTGGAAAACTTGTCGAGCAATTTTTTAACTAATTTAGTCATGGTGTAAAGTGTTTAATTATTAATTTTTAACTGGGTATATTATCCGACTTTATTATTAAATAGTGCCGTGTGGTGTATAGCACTTCAACTTGCAAGAAACAGAAATGGAACACCATACAGTTAATCAGTAAAAAGTGTGACATTAGGCTATTAATTAGGAAAGAGTAAGGGGCTATTGTCATAGTTTCTTGTAGTGATTATATTACTTAAAAATAAATAAAAAAAAGCCACCCGAAGGTGACTTTGATTAATTAATTATACTAATTCTGGTAACGCTCTAACGAAAGCGGGAAGATTATTAGTATTAGTATAACTTCCGTACTTTTCGAAGCAAGGCATTAAGTCAAATTTCGCTTTAAAAGCGTTATATACTAAGTCGTGGTCATAAGTACATACTACTGACTTGTTATTAGTAAAACTAATTACAGTATTACTTCCAATTAATGACTTGCGAATAACGAAGCGTTTAGTCGTTATAGCGTTTTTAGTAACAGTTGTTACTGTTGAAGTTGCAGGAGCGATGGTTTTTGCTACGACTGCTGAGTTTTTTGACTTTGTCATGGTAATTTATTTAAAAGGTTATGAAGTATAATTATTTAAACTTCGAATATATTATCCGACCATTAAAATATTAAGTCCGTGTAGTGTATAGCATAGTAATCACCATGATATTTGACTATTAATAGTAAATAGTAAGGACAAAAGTCGGCTCTGCCTGCCAATTCCACAATTAAGTAGAGTAAAAAGGCCACCGTAGTGACCTTATTTAGTGGATTATTTTAGTAAATCACTTGTGTTTCATAAGTAACTCCATTATCATCGCTTTCACTAGTGTTTTCACTGTTATCAAGTAATTCTTCAAACTCACAATCACTAAATAACTCGTAAGTATGAGTCATAGATAGGTCATAATCTTCATTATACTCAAAGGTTAGTAAATCTTCTTTAAATAATAGGTCGTATATTCCACTACTATATTTAAGTATTAGAATATCCACCTCTTCAATGTTTAAGTTTCTAAAATCCAACATCTCTTGTTGAGTGAAAGGATAGTTTTTAGTTGATTTCATGGTAAATAGGTATTAAGTTATTATTAAATTCAAGTATATTATCTCGCTATAAATGTTGTAAATCCGTGAAGTGTATAGCAAAGTAAAACCCCCTTTCGAGGGTATTATTTAAGTTTTATTACCTGTTTTTAATAAACTCGGTAATATCGGATATTAAACAAGAATGGTCGTCGTCCCCTAACAGGTCGAAATACCTATTAAATAAACCTGAACCATATACCTCATCAGTTATATCCTCTTCTTCAGTAGGTATTAATTCTGGTTTAATTTCTTCGTAAATAAAATCCATTACCATTTCCATGTATTTTTCTGGATCTTGGTTACTGGAATAAGGAAACTGATTCTTAAGTAATTTAATTAATTTTTTCATGGTATAAATATTTAAAGGTTTAATATATTATCTGACCACATATCCTGTGAGTCCGTGTAGTAAAATAGACAGTTTAGTGACTTGTCTAGGTCATTTAATTATACTAACTCTTTAAGATTTCTAACAAATACTGGTAAGTTATTAGTGTTAGTGTAAGAGTTGTATTTAGCGAAACAGGGCATCGCTTCAAACTTGTCTTTTAGTGCGTTATAGACTTTGTCATGGTCGTAAGTCATTAACTCATTTTTGTTATTAGTAAAAGAAATAACAGTGTTTGTTCCAATAAGACTTCTTCTGATAACGAATCTTTTTGTAGTGATTGTGTTTGACATGGTAATATGGTATTAAGGTTATAAAGATCAGAATTAATCTTCAGTTATATTATCTGACTGTAAAACGCGTAAGTCCGTGTGTGTATAGCAGAAATTACTCGTAAAAAAAAAGGATGCCTTTCGACATCCCTTAATTAATTACCCTATGATAAATCGTATCACAAAGTATACTGCAATCCATGCTCCTAACATCAGTTGATACTTTATCATACTGAAGAATGCTTTTATGTATCTCATATTACATTATGTTTAATAAAAAGTTAGCTTTAATTCTCTCTTGTTCATTTCCATTGTCTGCATACCATTTAAACTTATTATGATATTCAACCAATATCTCATTATAATTACCTTCTGAGTTAAACATATCAGACCTTGATATACTTTCTAAATACTGTCCGTAAGACTTAATTAATTGTTCCATGATTATTAGATTAAGATTAATAAAATAAGCAGTTTAGTGACTTGCTTAGGTCTGTTCATTATACTAACTCCTTAAGTGTTCTCACAAACACAGGTAGATCGTTAGTGTTAGTGTAACTACCATACTTAGCGAAGCACGGCATACTGTCGAACTTATCTTTAAGTTGTTCATACACTTTGTCATGGTTGTAAGTACACACGACTGATTTGTTGTTGGTGAAACTAATTACTGTGTTAGTTCCGATTAATGATTTTCTAATCACAAATCTTTTGGTGGTGATTGTATTCATTGTTGTTGTTGAATTTAGGGTTAATATATATAATTAATTTATATATAATTTAAATTCAAATATATTATCTTCATATAAAAATGGTAACTCCGTGTATATATATAAATATAAATAATATAAATAATAGAGTAACTCCGTGTGTGTATAGCAATTATAAAACCTCAATCCAAATCCCGACATTCATTTCATTTCATTCATCATACAATCTAAAACCTTAAAAAGTTGGGGAACCCGCCAATTCAAAAACCATTTCCCTTTTGAAATTAAAAATAGAAAACAAAGTAGTAACCCCTAAATTCTCTATATCTCATAATTCCCTATATCTCATATCGAAATATGAAATACGAAAAAATTTTTTTTATTATTTTTTTTTATAACATTAAATATATTTTACGATAACATGCCTTTTTGTAAATTATACTTTGCATTATATTACGGACATAATGATTGTTTTTGTCTATAATATGATACAATACTATGACATTAGGGTATTAGAATAAAGGAGTAATAGGCTATTGTCACAGTGTGGTATTATAGTAAAAATCACTAATTCCGTGTGATAGTATATCTATACCAAAGTTAATAATGTTATCATGGGATTTGAATTAAGAAGTAAATATAAAGTAGTAACAGAAAGTACCAAGGTTGCAAAACCTAAGGTTATACCTATTAAGACAGATAGACAGAAGGAAGGTGAAAGACTTGCTTCAATGAAGGAGAAGGCTGGAGATATAAAACAGTTAGGTTCTAAGAGTGAACTTGGCATGCAGAAGAATATTGATCAAATGTTAAATCCTTTGACTGCTTTTGGATATGCTGCGAGGAATGAGGAAATGCCTAGAAACTTTGGTAAAGGTCCTAGGAATATTCTTGATAATGTAGTAGACATTGTTAATCCTTTTTACTATGCTAAGAAAGGACTTTCAGCAATAGATAATACAGCGTCTGGCGTATCTAATGTTGCTAAAGGTAAACTACCTTCTGCTAAGAGAGATTTTAAGAATGCCGCGGTAGATGCTTTAGAAGTTCTTCCAGCAGCAGCATCTATAGTTGGAGAAGTTAAACTTGCCGAAAGATTAATTAAAGGTAAGAACTATACAGCTAAAAATGTAGTTAGGACTTTAGATAAAAGCGTTGGTAAAGTCGATGATGTAGTAAGTTCTGCAAATAAACTAAAAACTAATAAAGCACCTAGTAAACAAGGAGCATCTAGTTCTACTTTAGACAATATAATGAACTTCAGTAAGACTGGGAAGGAACCACAGAAAAAGATAGTTGGACACTTAGATGATGCTAGTGAAGAACCTACTTTATATGATAAGTTTTCTGAAAAATGGAAAAATGACACAGAAAAATCTTTTAGAAAAATTGGTGAAGAGACAGGTAAGCATTTAAAGGAGTTTGAAGCGACTCATGGCGCTTCTTATAGTGAAAGAGATGCTAACCTATTTGCTAGATTAAAAGGAACTGATGCAGGTAAAAGAGATCCGTTGGTTAGTAATGTAATTAAAGAGCAATCTGATAAATTTAAACATGCAGAAGAATTTGGTCTCCACAGACCAAGTATGAAAGATAAGATAAAACAAGACTATGCTTTTGAAAGTAAACATGGAATAGGTGAATCTGGATATACAAAAACAGATGAATTATTAAACAATGTCTACAGTCAAGGTTATGATAGTAAGATAAACGGAAGAACTGCGCATATAGATGGTACTGTAAATAAGAAGTTTTATAAAAAAGATATAGCTCCTAGACTTGAAAATCTAGTTACTAAGAATAAATTAAAATCAGAAGAAACTCTATACAGAGGAGATAAAGATTACGCGGTAAAGAAAATTTGGAGAAATGGTGAGAAATTGCCAAAAGGTTCAGTTGCTTTTAGTGATCTACAAAAAGGTGATATATGGAAACCAGGATCATTCGTTAGTACATCGATAGATAAAAATGTTGCTTCTGGATTTGGTAAAATTAGAAGTGAGATAAAAGCACCTGCTGGTCAATCTACACTTTATTCTAATTCTGTTAGAGGCGGACAATTTACAAGTGAAAAAGAAGCATTACTTCCTAGTAAACTTAAATTTAAAGTTGAAGGTAAGAAAGGTACTGGTGGTAATATTGATTTTAAACATTCAATAGTTAATCCTTATACAGTTGCTGGTGCTATTGGTGGAAGTATGATGTTTAGTGGAAATAAAAAGAAATAATATGGCATTTGAATTAAGAAGTAAGTCACCTTTATTGAAACAAAAATTATCTCCTAAAGCGGCTAAGGCTAAAGCAGAGAGAGATCTTGCCTATGCTAAGACTGACGATAGAACTGCAAAGAAAGCAGAATCACAGAGAATGCATCGTAAAAATCCTTCTGCCAAAGATAAGGATTACGATCATGAAGATGGTAGATTCGAGTCTGTTAAACAGAATAGAGGTAATGAAGGAGAAGGTACAAAGAAAGAGAGTGGTAAACACTATAAGATAACTAAAGGTAGAAAGTAAATTAGTATGAAAGAGATGATCAAACGTAAAGATGGTTCTACTTCACAAATAGGGTTATGGGATAATATCCGTGCTAATAAAGGATCTGGTAAGAAACCTACTAAACAAATGTTAGTTCAAGAGAAGAAAATTAAAGCTAAAACTAAAAAATAAATATATTATGCCACAAACTAAAAAACCTGCAAAAGCAGAAAGTACAGTCATAAAACCTATGGCTAAAAATGGTATTAAAGAAGAATTAAATACTGTAGCAAAAGATAATACATCAGTATATAAGAAAGAACGTAAGAAAGATAAGGTGATAGTTCCAGGAACTCCTGTTGTTCCTATAACTAAAGGTAATTGGTTAAATAAACTTATTACAGAAAATATAACTCCTTATGGGTATTGGACAGGTACTAATCCTGTTGTTGCACCAAATAAACAATTAGATGATTATTATTATAATTTATCAAAAGGAAAAAAAGCAATAGATAAAAAATATAATTATGATAGAAATGCTCCTAGAGAAGGAGATAGGGAGTATGGGCAAACTAGATCAGCTCAAGATCCTTTTAAAGATAAAGAAAAAAATAAAAAATGGAAGCAAGAACATGCTTTATTAAAACAAAAGTCTCAAGAAACTTTAAGAAAAATTGCATATGATGTAGATACTAAAGAGCCCATAGAAGGATATATTAGAGGAGCACGACCAGCAACTTTAAATGCTTCGCAAGATGCTCTTAACTTACATCAAGGTATTTCACAAAAATATAATTCTTTTGTTTATTCAGAGTATAAGCCATCAAAAAGTAAAGAAAATAAGCAATATTATTCTTTATCTCCTCAGTATGAAGATGAGATAAGACAAGATTTATTTAAGAGAGGTAATGTAGACTTTATAAATTCTAAAGATAAATTTAAGCAAGTTACAGGTAGTCACATAGCAGATGCATCTTTAAAAGATTATCAATATAGTAAAGGTAAAGATGAAAAAGGTGATTATGTAGCTTACTATGATGTTAATGATTATGGAAACATATTAGATGTATTACCTAATTCAAATCCTTTTGAAATTTATGGTAGAATATATTATGATAAAAAAACAGGAAAACCTATTCCTAAACAAAAAAATGGAGGAGAGTTCCCAATGGCTAAGAATGGAAGGAGACAAGAACAAAAAGGTTTGCAAAACCTAGAAGATTTAACTAATTTTACTAACTATAATAAACCAACAAACTGGTTAAATAAATATAAATAATCATAAAAGCACAAATTTTAAAGATGTCTGGATGCAAGACCCAGAAAGAATTTTACAAGAAATACCCATCGGAAGAAGCCTTCATGAAGGTTCATGGTAAAGAGTTTAAGAAAGCTCAAACTGGTGCAATGATTAAACGTGCTGATGGTTCTATGTCTAAACCTGGTCTTTGGGATAACATCCGTAAGAATAAAGGATCTGGTAAGAAACCTACTAAAGTTATGTTAGTAGAAGAAAAGAAGATAAAATCTAAAAGTAAAAAATAATGGAAATAACATTTGAAACACAGAAGGAAATGGTTGTTACTCCAGAGGTAAAGAATATATTTACATCGGTAACAATAAATTCTATAATAGATAGACCAAGTAGAAAAATAGTTACTGCAAATCTTTTAGAAGGATTTAGTATTGTTTTATGGAAAGGTGAGGAATACGATGCTATTGGTCAATGGACTGATGCCGATGTTATAAACAGAATAAACGAGTTATATCAATAATGAAAATGAAAGGTATAGGTCCTCAAGGTCTAGGCGTTAAGGGACATAATGGTTTTTGGGTTGGAGATGCTGAAGATTGCGAATGTAGTCACTCTCCACTAATGAAGACTGCTGCATGGACACGCAAGGAAGGTAAAGACCCTAAAGGTGGACTTAATGCTAAAGGTGTTGCTAGTTATAGAAGAGAACATCCTGGTAGTAAACTACAGACTGCTGTAACTAAAAAACCATCTGAATTAAAAGCAGATAGTAAAGATGCGAAGAGAAGAAAATCTTTTTGCGCTAGAATGTCTGGTATGCCAGGACCAATGAAAAAACCAAACGGAGAACCAACAAGAAAGAAACTTGCATTAGACAAGTGGAATTGTTAATATATAAAAAATAAAAAATGGCAGTAACATACGCTTACCCAACAGTAACACCAGCAACACAAGATCTTTTAATAGGTACGGAAATATCTGAACAAGGAGGAGAAGACGCTCCAAGAACTAGAACATTTACAGTAGGTTCTATAGTTACACTAGCCACTCAATCATTGTCAGGTGTATATGCTCCGTTAAATGGTGCAGCTTTTACAGGTAATATATCTGCACCTAATATTTTAAGATCAGGCGGTACGTCACTTCAAGCATTAAGAGCTGATGGTTCTGTAACTACAAATGGACCACTTTCTAGATCTTATAGTAACATATATCAAACAGCAGCAGGTGCACTTTCTGCAGTATCTACTATTATTCCTTACAGTATATTTGCCACTGGAGATATATTGTCTATCGTTGCTAATATATCATCTACAGCAGTAATTGCCACAGCAGTTGTTGATGTTAAATTCTATATTAATTCAACACCCGATACCGCTGGCGCGCCAATACAAATAGCGACTTATAATTTTGCTATTGGGGACCAAAACATTTCAGTAGAAAGAACATATTGGAATACTGGTACTGCATTTACTGGTAGATCTTTTACTAGTTCATCGATTGGATCAACAGGTACTGCTTCTGTACAAGGTTTATCTACTACATCAACAACAATACCTTCTCAATTTTATATAGTTGTAGTTGCTACCACAACAGGTGCTAATAGAGTATGTATTAATTCTGTCATAGTAGAAAAAAAATAAATATATGGCTATAGTATATTCATATCCATTAAATAATAATATAAAACCATTTGATGAGTTGGTCGGTACAACCGAACAAAGTATTAATGGTCAATCAAGAACTGTCACTAGAAACTTCCAGTTACAAAGTCTAATAAATTTTTTTTCGGTTAGTGGATTACAAAAAACATTATACTTAACTACAAACAACACAAGTGGAGCAGCTACTTTTGATCCATTAACAGGTATACTTAATATCCCTAATTATTCTACAGGAAGTTTAATAACTCCTGCTGCTTTAACTAAAGTAAATGATACAAATGTAACTTTAACTTTAGGTGGTTTACCTAATACTGCTTTACTACAAAATACAAGTTTAACATTAGGGTGGACAGGTACTTTAGCAGATTCTAGGATAACTAGTGCAGCAACTTGGAATGCAAAACAAAATGCAATTACTACAGGTACTAATCTACAGTATCTAAGAGGAGACTTATCTTTAGCAACATTTCCAACAAATGTATCTTCATTTACTAATGATTCAGGATATATTACAAATTCTGCTTTAATACCATATATTACAAGTGTTACGGCTGCTGCAACATACGAACCTAAATTAGGTAATCCATCAACTACAGGATATGTACTATCATCTACAACTGCTGGAGTTAGAAGTTGGGTTGCACAGACAGGCGGTGGAGGTTCTCAAGATTTGCAGTCTGTTATAGATAATGGGTCGATAGCAGACAATGCTAATGTATTTTTGAGTTCCGAAGGAAGTAATACTTTAACTTTATCAGGCGGAGCAGGTGGAACCGGTACTTTACTTGTGTATGGTTCAAGCGAAATAAATGGGACTGCTATTAATGCGCAAGGTGGATTAGGGTTGGCTTTATTTGCAACATCATTTGACGGTGATGAGGAGACAGATAAAAATGTTGATGTAGCCAGTTTTGTTAATAATACTCTTAGAGAAACGGAGTTTCTTTATGATTGTAGCGCTATTAATGTTAATACATTAGACGCGGACGGAATTAGAGTATATACAGATTCGGGTATTGGAACTGCAATAAATCAAGGTTTACTTGGAAAAGGACTTGTTATAAATGGTGGTGCATCATCAGTTGGAAATCCAATTGAATTTAACAAAAACGGAGTTAATAAAGCAAGAGTAAATCAGGCAGGAGAATTAACTGCGCAAAAATTAATAAAAGACGGTGGTACTTCATCTCAAATATTAGCAGCTGATGGTTCTGTAATAACTGCTGGAACAAACATTACAATATCTGGGGGAACAATATCTGCTGCTGGCGGCGGGGGCAGCGGGGGTATATTACACGCGAATGCGTCAGGTACTGACACTTATACTGCAATTGTATCAGGTGTCACTACTTATTCAGATGGGGATGCTTATCTTATACGGTTTACTAATGGCAATACAACAGGCGCTACATTAAATATAAATTCATTAGGTGCAAGAACATTATATAGAAATAATGATGGACCATTAATAGGTGGGGATATACAAAGCGGCGGAGAAATGCTTTGTGTTTATAATTCTACTTTATCCACATTCCAATGTATAGGCACATCACCAAATTCATTAATTTCATATATTACAAATGCCGATTCAGTTACTATAACTAAAGGACAACCCGTTTATGCTCTTGGTGGCACAGGAGATAGAATAACCGTTAAATTAGCGTATAATACTTCAGACGCAACATCAGCACAAACAGTTGGATTAGTTTTGTCTACTTCAATTGCAGCAAATCAAAAAGGTTTTATAATAATGCAAGGTCTTCTTGACGGATTAAGTATATTACCAACAGCAACATGGGCGGATGGTGATCCTGTATATCTTGGTGCAACTGCCGGAACTCTAACAAAAGTAAAACAATTCGCACCGAACCATTTAGTATATCTTGGGTTTGTAACTACCGCAAGTAATGGTAGTGCGGGTAGATTATATGTTAGAGTACAGAACGGATATGAACTAGATGAACTTCATAATGTACAAGCGCAAACCCCTGCTAATAAAGATACTTTATACTATGATAATACAGTTACACCAAAGCAATGGAAGACTGCATCTATATCTAGTATATTAGGTTATACACCGGCAGTTAATAATGAAGTAGTAACTTTAGCAGGAAATCAAACTATAACAGGTACAAAGTCTTTTAATACAACCGATATTAACGGTATAAATATAAATACAATTGGCGATGAATTATCTCCTTTTGGATTATCTATAACTACTTCTACTGCTGGGGGAGGGGTTCCAATAGCGCTTAAAGTCAATGGGGCAGGTTCAGACAATGTTACTGCGCAAATCATATCTAATGCTGATAATACCGCATTAAGTGTTACTGGTGGTCTTGTTGGTGTTAATGTTTCTGGATTAGAATATGGTGTATTGGCAACTGGTGATACTGGTGTATACGGCACCGGTCCATACACTGGCGGAACGTTTTATAGTGCTAGTGGTTATGGAGTAGAAGCTACTAGTCCTAATGGAATAGGTGGTGTTTTTACTGGTTTGATAGGGAGTCAGTTCAATACGTATAATAATGGAACAGGAATAGAAATAGATATTACTGGTGTAAATAAAACAGGGTTATTGATAAATACTACTACTAGTTCTAGTGGTTACCCATTTAAGCTGGTTAGAGACACGACACTTATAGCGTCAATAAATAATATTGGAACATTATCTATTCAATCGTCTGGTAGTACAGGAGCTAGTTTTCAAGGTGTAGCAGTAGGAGTTTCTAGTGCATCAAGTAATTCAGGAAGTGGTATTGCATATAGTGCTGAAGTAGAATCAGGTCAAATAGGTTATTATGGTTACTCTAGTACATCTAACGCAAAGGGAGTACTTGTAGAATTTGATGATGGTGGTAGTGGGTCCGCTTTTTTAGGTTACGCTTGGGATAATGGGACTGAGACTACCACTCTTAGATCATCAATAGATTATGTAGGGAACGCTGTATTTAAAACAGTTTCAATAGGAGGTACGTCCTCGCAATATTTGATGGCTAATGGAACTACAACTACTAACACATGGGTAGATTATTCCACAACATCAACAATAGTTGGTTGGACTACATTTACACAAAAAACAATTAGATATTTAGTAGTTGGGAAAATACTAACAGTACAGTATTATATTGCTGGTACGTCTAATAGTGCAACAACATCCTTCACAATACCCCAAACTTCTACTAATATAACAGGTATGATTTGGAGTAATAATAATCAATCACAAAATAATGCCATTAGTTATATGGGTTATGCCAATATTCCTAACGCATCGTCAACAATAAGTTTTGGATATTATCCAACTGGTGCTTCTATTACATCAACTTGGACTGCAAGTGGAACAAAATATATAAGGGGAACAATAACAATAGAACTACCATAATATGACAAACTTAGATAAGATTCTAGAAAAAGTAATGTCACGTAAATTAATGGTATTTATAGTTGCATGTACTGGTTTATTCCTTGGTAATATAACATCGACTGACTGGGTTATAATAGCAACTGCCTATGTGAGTATTCAAGGATTTACTGACATAATATTAAAAATTAAACAATAATGGATCAATGTTCTATTCGCGTATACATGTTAAACGCACTAACCTTAATGATGAGTTTTACCAACTTGGAAATAATACTAAAAATTATGTTATTGATTATATCAATAGTGTATACCTCGATGAAAATATATGACTGGATAAATATTAAATTAAATAATAAACATGATTATAACGATAAAGAGACTTTATAAGTCAGATAATTCTACTATAGGTGAAATGACTATAGATGGCAAATGGGAGTGTTATACATTAGAAGACAAGGAAAGAGATGTTAAGATAAAAAGTGAAACAGCTATTCCTAAAGGTACTTACAAAGTAATAATAAATCAATCAAATAGATTTAAGAAATTATTACCTTTAGTATTAAATGTACCTAATTTTGAAGGAATACGTATACACCCAGGTAATACTAATCACGATACTGAAGGTTGTATATTAGTAGGTAGAACTAGATCTAAAGATTTTATAGGACAATCTAGAAAAGCTTTTGAATCTTTGTTTGCAAAAATGAAATTAGCGAAAGAAATAACTTTAACTATATCGTAATGAAAAATCAAGATAGAAATTGGATATTATATTGGATAACAGTAATACTATTCACTGCATTTGTTTTAATGATGTCTTCTTGTGCTTCAAGAAAAGTAATAGTAGACAAAGTAGATATTAAAAAAGATAGTTTAGTTGAAACGAAAGTTTCACTTATAAGTCAAGAAATTGAAAAAAAATCAGATTCTACAAATATACTTATAACTAATGACTGTACTGAAATAACAATACAACCAATAGATACTACTAAAGAAATAATAGTTAATGGTGTAAGTTACAAGAATGTCATTTTAAACGTCAAAAAAAATAAAACCAATGTTTCATATTATAACAAAAATAAAACGTCTTATACGAAGTCTAAGGATTCAACGAGTACTAATAAGTTAGTTAAGACAGAAGTTTCAAAGACTAAACAAAAGAAAATAGATAAAAAACAAAATTACTGGGTATTTATATTACCTATATTACTATTAATAATATTATATTTACTATGGCAAAACAGACAGTGGTTGCTAAAAAAGTTACTATAAAAGTATCTAGACCAGGAGTTCATTCTAAAACTAAAACTTCTAAATTAAAAACTTCTAAGTTATATACCAAGAAGTATAGAGGACAAGGATAAGTAAAAAACTCTACAAACAAGTGATATATAGACTATATCAATCTAATTAAATAAAATTATGTCAGACGCTATAGTCAAAAACTTAAGTTTCGGAAAAGAAGCCAGTGATAAAGTATTTGCTGGTATTGAAAAATTAACTAGAGCAGTTAGTTCTACGTTAGGGGCAAGTGGTAAGTGTGTTTTATTAGAAGACTCTTCTGGAAGACCAGTTATTACAAAAGATGGTGTTACTGTTGCTGATTCTATTATATTATTAGATCCTGTTGAAAATATGGGAGCTACATTACTTAAAGAAGCAGCAAGAAAAACAGTTAGAGAAGCAGGTGATGGAACAACCACTGCTACTGTATTAGCACATGCAATACTAAAGAACGCTTTCGCAGTTAAAAATCCTAATACTAGGCAAATAAAAGAAGGTATAAATAAAGCGGTTGAAAAAGTAATAGAATATCTAGAAATGAATTCTATACAAGTAGACGATGATATGTTGGATCAAATAGCGACTATATCAACTAACAATGATACAGTACTTGGTAAACTTGTTGGTGATGCTTTTAGATCAGTTGGAAATACTGGTATTGTTATGATGGAAACATCTCAAGATCCAGAATGTAGTTTACAAGTTGTAGAAGGTGTTCAATGTAGTATGGGTTTAACAAATACTCATTTTATAACTAATCAAAAGAGTAAGACGGCAGAATTAGATAATCCATTGGTATTATTAGTTGAATCTCCAATAGAAAGTATAAGACAAATACAGTCGGTACTTGAGTATGTTATAAAGAATAATAAGTCATTACTTATTATAGGTGATATGGAACAAGGAGTATTATCTGCTTTAGCAATGAACAAGTCTAAAGGTAATATAAAGATAAATGTTATTGATGCTCCTGTTTATGGAATAAATAAAAGAGAGATATTAGATGACTTAGCTTTATTGACAGGTGCTACTATTATAAATGAAGATCTTGGAGATGACTTAGATTTAATACAACCAGAATTCTTAGGAACATGTATTAAAAGTATAACAAATCACGAAGAAACAATACTTCACGTAGGTGAAACAAAACCAGAAGTTTTAGAGATTATAGAAGAAGTTAAAAAGTCTTTATTAGAAAATAATCCAAACTATGTGGTTATAAAACTTGAAAAAAGATTAGCGCGTTTAACTGCTAAAATAGCTGTAGTTAAAGTTGGTGCTGGTTCTGAAATAGAGTTAAAAGAGAAAGCAGATAGAATCGAAGATGCTATTTGTGCTACTAAAGCAGCTATTAAAGAAGGTATTGTTCCAGGTGGTGGAATTGCTCTATTAAATGCTTCACATATTATAGATTCATTTTCAATTGGTGAAGAGATTTTATTAGATTCTATTAAAGCACCGTTTAAGACTATACTAGATAATGCTGGTATTGACGATGCGCCAATTGAGATTATATCTAAAGTAGGTTATGGTCTTAACGTAATAACAGGTAAAACTGTTAAAATGATTGATGCAGGTATTATTGATCCTTTATTAGTTACTAAAAGTGCATTAAGAAATGCTGCATCTGTAGCAACTACAATATTATCAACTGATTGTGTAATTAATAACTTAAGAGCATAATGAAAGCGATAGGTAGATGTTTAATTATAGAGAAAATAAAAGAAGGTACTACTTCTACAAAAGGTGGTCTTTTACTTGCAGAGAATCAAAGAGAAGATATTAGATATGTGGAAGCGAAAGTATTACGCATAGGTGATGAAGTTGTTGGTGTTAAAGAACAAGACATTATATTCTTTGATAGACATGCTGGTCATAAAATAGAAATAGATAAAAATACTTATCATATTATAAAATTACAAGATGTAGTTGTTGTATTATGATAAAATTAGAAGCAAGTGATATAAAAGATCTTTCATTATTAAAACATTATAGAATAATAAGAAAGTGGGCTTGTAAGAATAACGATCTAACCGATGCAGATCTAGAGTTACTAATATACTTAGATTGTATGGATTTCTTTACTAAACAAGATTTTAAAATAGGTACTTACGCATACAGTTGGAATAATAGACGTTGGAACGATTTGTTAAAGAATGGTTGGATAGTAGTTTGGAGAGAAAGAGACTACGTTACCAGAAAATACAACATATATAAAGTTTCTTTTAAATGTAAACAACTTATAAGTAAAATGTACCGTATAATGCTTGGTAAAGAAGATATACCAACAAGTAGAAGAAATACGTTAATGAATGGTAAAACATATACTAATACTGTTTCTATAGTAGCAATAGAAAACGCTAATAATGATAAAAAATAAATAATATGGGAATATGGCAACAAGCAATTGCAAATCGTCAAGCTAGAATTGCAAATCAAGGTATTATGGATAACTCTGCTGGTTTTAATAATAGTAGATTTTTAAACCAAAGATCACAACAAGGTAGTATTGGAAATGCTTTACGCGCTGCGCAAAATGGTATGTCAGTTATGGGTATAGGAGGACTTCAAAGTGGGGTTGTTGGTTCAGTTATGCGAGGTAGAAATATTGGAAATCAAAATCAACTAGCGCCAACAAGTATAAACCCAAACGCTTTTAATACTGGCACTGTTGGACAAGTGTTTAATCAAAACTATATAGATCCTGTTTTATCACAGAAAAAATCAAGTCCAATTAAACAAACTATAGATAATTCAGTAGATCCATTAACAGGTCAATTTATAGATCCAACTGTTGGTCAAGGTATTAATCCTGATGTAGTTGATCCAGTACCTCCACCTGTAGGTGTTGAACAAAATACAATAGTTCCTTACGAAATAAATAATCAATAATTATGAATTTAGATGTTAGAAAACACCCTATAACTAGGGACGATAAAGAAGCGGCTTTAGCAGGTGTTGGAGCAAATGCTTTATGGAATGGACCATTTGATACTACGGCATTACCTAAAGGTAAAGGTAGTAGCAGTGGAAAAGATGGTATTATATTAAATAATATAAAACCAAGTTATAACGGTTTACCTATAACCGAAAAAGCTAAAGGTCGTTATTAATGTCACTTAATATAGTAAAAAGAAACTCTAGTTCTCCTTTTCATTTACAAAGAAGTATGGTAGAAAAAGGTAGTTATGACAAAGGTAAAGTAGAAAAATATGTTTCTAAATCTGCTATGGCAAAACACGAAAAAAAAGAGACTAAGTCTTATGAAAAAAAAGAGGAGAAAAAAATGCCTCCAACTAAAATGAAAAAATGTTAACAACTAAACTATTATAAATAAAAAACAATAAAACAATGGCAAAATTTATTTCTATTCCAACTTCAGCTGTTGGACAACCTACAATCGTTTTTAATACGGATAATATCGCTACAGCGATACCACCTCCAACTACAGTATATACATCGGCAGCTGGTGCTACTAGTAGTTCTACCACAGTTACTGTTACTTCTACAACTGGTTTAGTAGTTGGTATGTCTCTAGCTATAACAGCTGGTGTAGGTGCTTTTGCTGCTGGTACTACCGTTGTTTCTATCGGTGGTTCAACAACTTTTGTAGTATCAATTGCTCCAACTACTGCTCTTTCTGGTGGTGCAACGGTTGTAACTGGTATCGCTGGATTCACAACTTTAGTATCTCAAGGTAAATCATTTAGATTGGTTTTTGGTGGATCAACTACCACTATTCAAAATACAAATGCAATAGCAGGAACTAACATTATAAACAACTCTATCGTAAGTGGATCACCAGGTCCTATAGTTTCAATACCAAACTTTAACGCAATTACATTAACATCAGGTTCTAGTAGTGGTACTACAATTACAGTAGCAAGTACTTCAGGTTTAGTTGTTGGTATGGTTGTTAGTGTGATAAGTGGAACAGGTGTTTTTGCAATTAACACTACTGTTAGTTCTATTAATTCTAATGGTACTCAATTCGTAGTTTCAACCGCTCCAACTACTGCTTTAGTAGCAGCAAATATTTCTGCAGCTGTTCTTGTTGTAAACGATATCGCTGTAGGTTAATAATTAATATAAAAATAAAAAAATAAAAAAAAATGGCAAAATACATATCAATTCCAGTTTCATCTGTTACGAACGTACCAAGTATTACTTTTAATACTGATTTAATAACTTCTGTAGTGTATACCGCACCTACTACTTTTGTTATCTGGGCTTTTGGAAAAAGTTATACTTTTACTACTAGTTCTGCGGGAGCATCAACATTTGTTTCAGCTATAAATACAGCAATACTTGCTCAGAGCGGACCTATTTTAATACCTGTTATCATATCAACAAGTGCTACTGTTAGTGCACTTCCAGTTATTGCATAATAAATGTTAGGTAATGGAATCAAATAGAAGTAGAGGATTAGGTGATACTATAGAACATGTAACTAAAATTACAGGTATAAAAAAAGTAGTAAACAAAGTATCTGAAGTTTTAGATGTTCCGTGTGGATGTGAAGAAAGAAAAGAAGTACTAAATAATATGTTTCCATATAGAGACACTAAGACTTTTGTACTAGGTAAGAAAAATAATTAAAAAGTACTATAATGGCATTCAAAATGATGAATCCTCCATACTTTATGGACAATACCCCAATCTATAGTACTGACATGGATGATAATATACTAGGAATGGCCCAGTCAAATGGGTCAATTCTAGTAAATAAAAACGTATCTCCATTGGAGTTAAAAAAGAGTAAGACTATAGAACATGAAATGGTTCACATAGACCAAATGAAACGTGGTGATTTAGATTATACTGATACACATGTCATGTGGAAAGGTAAGAAATATCCACGTTCAAAAATGAATGAAGGCGCTAAGAATCTACCTTGGGAAAAAGAAGCGTATATTAAACAAAATAAAAAGTAACTAATACGTGTAATAATAGTATTATATAAATCTAATGTTATTTAATCATGAAAAAAGTATTTTTTATTGCAATTAGTTTGTTTTTTAGTTTAAGTGTTTTATCTCAAGAAAAATTAAACACAGATAACTTGGTTGGTTATTGGAGTCCTAGTGAAAAAGCTACACAATTGTTTTTTTGGAAAGATAATAATAATACATTACAAGTACAGGAGATAAGTTCTAATAGTGGTAAACCTATAGAATTAATTGATTTTGTAGTATATGAAAATTCAATGTGTATTAAAACTATTTTTCTACCAAATAATTGGACTACTGAAAATACGTTTACTTTTATAAACAAAACGACTATGAAATGCGTAATAACTGGTGATGGAAACGGTGTGATCTATTACAAAAAAACTAAGTAATAATAATTAAAAAAAATAAAAATGGCATATACTCAAAATCCAGGAAGAGGTAATTCTTCTAAAACAGGTAGTGGATTACCTACACCTTTCTTACAGACACCTATTTCTGAAAAAGCTAAAAAGTCAGTAGACGATATTGGAGATAAAAATAAACTTAAATTAGCTGTAGAAAGTCAAGCTAAATCAGACAGTATTTCCGCTGTTAAAACTAGTAAAAATCCTAACAAGTATATGAGAGCACGAGAAGGAAACAAAGCAGGTAATAAAACTAGAAAAGCAGGTGACGTAGAACCAGTACAACTTTTTACTAATCCAAATCAATATAGTACTTACCAACCTAGAACTGGTGAAAAAGATACTTATTTTAGAGGTGGAATGGATAGTAAGACAGGTAAATTTTCAGATAAACAAGTAGAGAGTGATTTTAAAAAAGTATCACTTAATAAGAGAACTGGTGAATACGATATAAAATAATTATAGATGAAGAATCTATCTACAACTGGTTACAAAAAAAATAGTCCTGATAAAGATAGACCATATAATGTTATACCAAGTGGTGATATTACTATGAAAAATGTAGAATCACCTATCTTGGGTATCGACAATCTTGGTAATTCTATAGAAATGCAACCAGGTAAAGATTATTCGTATCCAGGTGATATAGTATTAGAATTCAAACTTGGAACAAAAAATAAAAACAAAATATATAACAAGATATTTAAGAAATAAATTAAATAGTAGAATTTCACTTATTTAAGTGATTAATTAGTTATAACAATTAAATTAAATTAAAAATGGAAACAGAAGTTAAAAAAATTACAGAAGAACAATTAGAGACTTTGTCTAAACAACAAAAAGATTTATCTGACATTCTAACTAACATTGGAATACTAGAGTCTCAGAAACATAGTTATCTACATCAATTAGCAGATATTAATAAAACTATTGAAGAATTTAAACTAGAGTTACAAGAGCAATATGGTAGTGTAAATATAAACCTACAAGATGGTTCTTACACTGAAATTGAAAATATACAAAAAACTGAGTAATGGAATCTTCTATTAGAAAAATAAGTATAGGATCAGACTATAAGAACGAGGCAATGCATTATTCGGTTGGTCAATCTGTTTATGGAGGTCACGAAATAAGTTGTATATTGCAAGATAGTACAGATCTTTCTTATTTTATCTATATAAAAAAAGGAGATGAAGTTATGCCTTGGAAGAAGTTTAATTCTAACATGGCTATATCAGTTGAATACGATTTAGAATATTGATGAGAAGTGTATTTAGTTTTATAGTAAAACCGGTTGGTGATAGATACAATAACAAACTAAAGATTGGTGAAAAAGAATTAGTATTAAATACTAAAATAGAAAGTTTCAAATCTGTGAATAATCTAGCGGAAGTTGTATCGACTCCGTTAGCTTATTCAACTAACATTAAAGTTGGTGATCTTGTTATAATACACCATAATGTTTTTAGACGCTTCTATGATATTAGAGGTAATCAAAAAAACAGTAGAGCATTCTTTATGGATAACATGTATTTCTGTGACATAGATCAAATATATTTATATAAAAGTGATGTTGATTGGAAATCATTTGGTGACAGATGTTTTATAAAACCAATTAAAAATACTAGTCATCTAAGCAATGATAAAGAGAGGAAACTAATTGGTATATTAAAATACGGAAATAGTTCCTTAGAATCACTTAAAATCAACGAGGGAGACTTAGTTGGTTATACTCCAGGTGGAGAATTTGACTTTGTTGTAGAAGGACAAAGACTATATTGTATGAAATCTAATGATATTGTAATTAAATATGAATATAAAGGAAACGAAGCAGAATATAATCCTAGCTGGACACAAAGCAGTATTAGAACTAATCAAAGTAGCTGAAGAAGCTATATTAGATAATGGTGAAGATGATTTAGCTGCTGATAAATTAAAGAATGCCGCTGCTACTAAAAAACTAGCAATATTTGACGCATTTGAAATTCTTTCTAGAATAGAAGAAGAAGAGAAGATGTTAAATGATAGTGAAAAAGAAGTTAGCAATAAGGTATTTAAAGGTTTTGCGGAAGGGAGATCTAAATAATGTACGAGCAATCACTTTATAAAGTAGTACCAGATTATATAAAACCAAGTGTTATAAAACAATATAACCGTCTTAACAAATGGAAATATGGGTATAATAAAGACCATGATATGGTTGTTATTAGTAAAACTGGAAAGATTGGTGAAATATACGAAATCCAAAATCTAAGAATAGCATTACCATTAGTCGAAGATTCTTATTCAAGATCTAAGATAAAAGAAGAACAGTATTGGGAACAAATGGTTTATCCTAAAGAAATAAGTAAGATAAAAAATACTTTTGATTGGAATAAACAACCAGATGTTTTTAAAGAAAAATGGTACGATTACATAGACAACGAGTTTAAATATAGAGAAGAAGGTTTATTCTTTTATAATAATGGTAAACCAACATATATAACAGGTACACACTACATGTATCTTCAATGGAGTAAGATTGACGTTGGAGCACCTGATTTCAGGGAATCAAACAGATTATTCTTTTTATTTTGGGAAGCATGTAAAGCTGATCCTAGATGTTATGGAATGTGTTACTTAAAAAATAGACGTTCTGGATTTTCATTTATGTCATCTGCTGAATTAGTAAATATAGCAACTATGTCAAGTGATTCTAGATTTGGTATATTATCAAAATCTGGAGCAGATGCTAAAAAGATGTTTACTGACAAAGTAGTTCCAATATCAATAAATTATCCTTTCTTTTTTAAACCTATCCAAGACGGTATGGATAGACCTAAAACAGAATTAGCTTACAGAATACCAGCATCTAAACTTACTAGACGTAAATTAGATTCTAATGAGAAGTTAGAAGAATTAGATGGATTAGATACAACAATTGACTGGAAGAATACTGGAGATAATAGTTATGATGGTGAAAAATTAAAACTATTAGTACATGATGAAAGTGGTAAATGGGAAAGACCAGATAATATATTAAACAACTGGAGGGTTACTAAAACAACACTCAGATTAGGTAGTAAGGTTATTGGTAAATGTATGATGGGTTCAACATCAAACGCGTTAGATAAAGGTGGTGAAAACTTTAAGAAACTTTATGAGAATTCAGATGTTACGAAAAGAAACCGCAATGGACAGACTAGTTCAGGATTATATAGTTTGTTTATACCTATGGAATGGTCGTTCGAGGGATTCATTGATACTTATGGAGTACCTGTATTCGACACTCCGTCAAAACCAGTTATAGGTGTAGATGGTAATGAAATAGATTTAGGTGTTATAGAACATTGGCAAAATGAAGTAGATGGTTTAAAGTCAGATCAAGACAGTTTAAATGAATACTACAGACAATTTCCAAGAACAGAACAACACGCTTTTAGAGATGAATCAAAACAATCTTTATTTAATCTTACAAAGATATACGAACAGATAGATTATAATGAAGATTTAAGAAATACTGGTATTATAACCAAAGGTAGTTTTCAATGGGAAAATGGCATACAAGATACTAAAGTTATATTCTATCCAAATAAAGATGGTAGGTTTTTAATATCATGGGTTCCACCGTTACAATTACAAAACAATATAATAATAAAAAACGGTTTAAAGTATCCTGGTAATGAACACGTTGGAGCGTTTGGGTGTGACCCTTACGATATATCAGGTACTGTAGATGGTAAAGGATCTAACGGAGCATTAAGTGGATTAACTAAGTTTTCTATGGAAGATGCACCGCCAAATTCTTTTTTCTTAGAATATATAGCTAGACCACAAACTGCTGAGATATTTTTTGAAGAAGTTTTAATGGCATGTATATTCTACGGTATGCCAATACTTGCAGAGAATAATAAACCTAGATTATTATATCATTTTAAAAGAAGAGGTTATAGAGGTTTTTCAATGAATAGACCTGATAAAGTTTGGAATAATTTATCTGTAACTGAAAGAGAGATTGGTGGAATACCTAACTCTAGTGAAGATATAAAACAAGCACACGCTTCTGCTATAGAATCACATATTGAAGAATACATAGGACTAACAGAAACTGGATATGGAAACATGTATTTTAATAGAACACTTAACGACTGGGCTAGATTTAATATAAATAATAGAACAGATCATGATGCTTCTATAAGTTCTGGATTAGCTATAATGGCATGTAACAAACATAGGTATAGTCCATCTGTAAAAGTTGTTAGACAGGTTTACGATTTAGGAATAAAAAAATACGATAACAATGGTTCTTTATCAAAAATATATTAATAAATGAGTGTATATACAAATACTAATAGTGCATTTCCAAGTCAAGTTGTTAGTGACGCAGAAAAAGCTTCTGAAGAATATGGATTGCAGGTATCTAGAGCTATAGAACAAGAATGGTTTGGTAATACCAGAGCAAACAACAATAGATACGCTTCTAATTGGGTTAATTTTCACCAATTAAGATTATATGCTAGAGGAGAACAATCTGTACAAAAGTATAAAGATGAATTAGCTACTAATGGAGATATTTCATATTTAAACTTAGACTGGAGACCAGTACCTGTAATATCTAAGTTTGTTGATATTGTAGTTAATGGAATGTCGCAAAAGACTTATGATATAAAAGCTTATGCTCAAGATCCAGAATCTTTACAAGCAAGAACAGCTTACGCTCAATCAATTCTTAGGGATATGTACTCTAAGGATTCAATAAAGAAAGCAAAAGACTTAATTGGAATGGATCTTTCTAACTCACCTCTTTCTTTAGAAGAACTTCCAGAAACAAAAGAAGAATTAGACATACACATGCAATTAACCTATAAACAGTCTATTGAAATAGCTGAAGAAGAGGCAATAAACAATGTATTAGCTAATAATAAATGGGACTTAACTAGAAGAAGATTAAATTATGACTTGACTGTATTGGGAATAGCTTGTGTTAAAACTAGTTTCAATAAGAGTGAAGGCATAACAATAGACTATGTAGATCCATCTTATATTGTATACTCATACACAGAAGATCCTAATTTTGAAGATATATACTACGTAGGAGAAATAAAAGGAATTACATTATCTGAATTAAAAAAAGAATTTCCAAATATATCAGAAGAAGAATTATTGAAGATTCAGAATATGCCTGGTAATAGGCAATATGTCACTGGTTGGGGTAATTATGATGAGAATACTGTTCAAGTATTATACTTTGAGTATAAGACTTATATGAATCAAGTTTTTAAAATAAAATATGGTGATAATGGTTTAGAGAAAGTTATAGAGAAAACAGATGAATTTAATCCACCACCAAGTGATAATTTTGAAAGAGTATCTAGAACTATAGAGGTATTATACACTGGAGCAAAAATACTAGGTACAAATACTATGCTTGAATGGAAAATGTCAGAACACATGACTAGACCATTTGCAGATACTACTAAGGTAGAGATGAACTACTCTATAACTGCTCCTAGAATGTATAAAGGTAAAATTGATTCAACAGTTAACAAGATCACTGGTTTTGCTGACATGATTCAATTAACTCATTTAAAAATACAGCAAGTAATGTCTAGAATGATTCCTGATGGAGTTTTTGTAGATGTAGATGGTTTTGCTGATGTTGATCTAGGTAATGGAACTAATTATAATCCAGCAGAAGCATTAAACATGTATTTCCAAACTGGTAGTATAGTTGGTAGATCATTAACACAAGAAGGAGGATTAAACGCAGCAAAAATACCTATTCAAGAACTAACAAGTTCTTCAGGTCAAGCTAAATTAGCATCTTTAATTCAGACATATCAGTACTATTTACAAATGATAAGAGATGTTACTGGTCTTAATGAAGCTAGAGATGGAAGTATGGTTGATAAAGACACTTTAGTAGGATTACAGAAGATGGCCGCTAACGCATCAAATACAGCAACTAAGCACATATTACAATCTAGTTTATATTTGACTCTTAAAACATGCGAGAATGTGTCGTTAAGGATAGCTGATTGTTTAGATTTTCCTTTAACAGCGAATGTATTAGAACAAAGTATAAGTACTTATAATACTGCTACATTAAGAGATATAAAAAATCTTAATCTTCATGACTTTGGTATATATCTAGAATTAGAACCAGATGAAGAAGAGAAAGCAATGTTAGAACAAAACATACAAATTGCTTTACAAAATCAAAGTATAGATTTAGATGATGCCATAGATATTAGACAGATTAAAAATCTAAAAATGGCAAATCAAGTTCTTAAGTTTAGAAAAACTAAGAAACAAAAAGCTATGCAAGCTATTCAGATGGCTAATATACAAGCACAAGCTCAAGCAAATCAACAAACAGCTCAACAAGCTGCTTTATACGAGGTTCAAAAACAACAAGCATTAACTCAAGAAACTGTTAATATAGAAAGAGCAAAATCTCAATTTGAAATGGAAAGAATTCAGATGGAGACTCAATTAAAACAACAGTTAATGGAACAAGAGTTTCAATATAACATGCAACTTGCTCAATTAAAGTCAAGTGTTGAAAGTCAAAAATTACAAACAGCAGAAGATAGAAAAGATGAAAGAACAAAGATTCAAGCATCTCAACAATCTGAATTAATAAATCAAAGAAAAAATAACTCACTTCCACAAGCTTTTGAATCTTCGCAATTTGATGGTTTAGGTGGTATGGGTTTATAAAATAAGTTAACTATTTAATTATATTATATTATGTCGGAAATTATAAAACAAGAAGGTGAATTTAAAATGCCTAAACCTAAAAAACCTAGAAATCTAGGTAAAGAAGATTCAGTTGTTAAAGTAGATTTATCTACTCCAACTACAGAACAAGATATTACCAAAGTAACAATACAAACAACTAATCCAGATCCAGATGCCATTCAAATCCAAAGCACAGATGAAAGCGTGTTACGCACAGAACAATCCGAAGTGGAATTGCGAGAAATGGAACAAGGAGACCAAGGGACCATTGAAAATGTTATTGAAGAAATCACCAACGAAGAAATAGTTGTTGATATTAAAGAAGAACTTAAAGAAAGTGTTCAAGAACAAATAAATACAGGAAAACAATTACCAGAAAACATCGAAAAACTAGTTGCCTTTATGGAGGAAACTGGTGGAACTGTTGAAGATTATGTTAGATTAAATACTGACTATTCAAGTGTAGGTGAAGACGTACTGTTAAGAGAATATTATAAATCAACAAAACCTCATCTAGATCAAGAAGAAATACAATTCCTAATGGAAGATACTTTTTTCTTTGATGAGGATTTAGAAGAAGAACGAGATATTCGTAAGAAGAAACTCGCTTATAAAGAAGAGGTTGTAAAAGCTAAGAACTACTTAGAGTCAATAAAGAGTAAATATTACGAGGAGATCAAGTTGAGACCTGGTATGACTCAAGAACAAAGAGAAGTTTCTGAATTTTTTAACCGATACAAGAAGAATGAAGATGAGTCTAAAATGCGACATGAACGTTTTAAACAGGCTACTAAAAATTTATTTAACGATGATTTCAAAGGTTTTGAATACAATGTCGGAGATAAAAGATTTAGATATGGTATCCAAAACAACGAACAAGTAGCAGAGAAACAATCAGACATTAACAATTTCCTCGGGAAGTTCCTGGATAAAGAAGGAAATATTAGTGACCAAAAAAGTTATCATAAGGCTTTGTACACTGCGATGAACTCTGATAGAATCGCGCAACATTTCTATGAGCAAGGTAAAGCCGATGCTGTAAAAGAAGTTATTGCTAATTCTAAAAATCCTAGTACAAATCAACCAAGACAAGCTCCTGGTGAAGTTTTTATAAATGGATTAAGAGTTAAATCTGTTAGTGGTTTTGATTCTTCAAAATTAAAAATACAAACAAAAAAATTTAACAATTAAAATTAAGAAATTATGGCAAATGTGTCACCAAATTTCGGTTCAATTAAACCGAGTCAAAAACAACAAGCGTTAGAGTCAAATTATTTGAACTTTACGGACGGAAGTGGTAAAAACTTCTCTCAACAATATCTTCCAGAAATCTACGAAGCAGAAGTAGAACGTTACGGAAACAGAACTCTTTCTGGATTCTTACGTATGGTAGGAGCTGAAATGCCAATGTCATCTGATCAAGTTATTTGGTCTGAACAAAACAGATTACATATTGCTTACAACAACGTATCATGTACTGGTGCTGATGGTTTATCATTTGTTACTGGTGGTTCTGGTGCTGCTTTTGTTAACAACGTTATATCTATTGGGCAAACTTTAGTAGTTATGAGTCCTTCTACAGGAAAAGAACTTAAAGTTTATGTTACAGCTACATCTGCTACTGCATCTACTGGAACTGGTGGTGATACAAACCCAGCTACTTTAACAGTTAAACCATATACTCAGTTAGATTTAACTAATGGTCCTGGTAATGCTGTTAACTTTGCTAGTGCTACTGATCTTAAGATCTTTGTATATGGTTCTGAATTTAAGAAAGGTACTACAGATGCTACTTTAAACTCTGTAACTCCTTCTTTTACTCAATACAGTAACTCTCCTATTATCATCAAAGAAAGATACCAAATCTCTGGTTCTGACACTGCTCAAATTGGTTGGGTTGAAGTTGCTACTGAAGATGGTACTGGTGGTTTCTTGTGGTACTTAAAAGCTGAAGCTGAAACAAGACTTCGTTTTGAAGATTACTTGGAAATGTCTGTTATTGAAGGTGAACTTGTTTCTGGCGCTTCTACACTTACATCTGCTAATGCTCTTAAAGGAACAGAAGGTCTTTTTGCTGCTGTTAGAAGTAGAGGTAATGTTGTAAATAATTTTACTGCTGCATCAGGTCTTAGTGATTTTGATTCAATCTTGAAAAACTTAGATACTCAAGGAGCAATTGAAGAAAACATGTTCTTCTTGAACAGAGCCACTTCTCTTGACTTTGATGATATGCTTGCTTCTCTATCTTCAGGTGCTGCTGGTGGTGTAGCTTATGGATTGTTTGAAAACTCTGAGCAAATGGCATTGAACTTAGGTTTCTCTGGTTTCCGTCGTGGATCTTATGATTTCTACAAAACTGACTGGAAATATCTTAACGATGCCTCTACTCGTGGTGGTATTGCTAATACATCTATCGATGGTATCCTTATTCCCGCTGGAACATCTACAGTATATGATCAACAATTAGGTACTAATATTCGTCGTCCATTCTTACACGTTCGTTACAGAGCTAACCAAGCTGATGATCGTAAGATGAAAACTTGGATCACTGGATCTGTTGGAGGTGCTTACACTTCTGATCTTGACGCAATGCAAGTACACTTCTTGTCTGAAAGATGTCTAGTTACTCAAGCTGCTAACAATTTCGTATTGTTTACTGCTTCAGTATAAAAACCTGGTAATATTACCCCTGTTGAACTGATAGGGGTAATTATTACCTTTTAAAATAAACTATTAAATTATATTATATTATGGCGACAACGCAAAAAACAAAAGAAAAAGAATTACAAGAAGTTAACACAAATAATGTATTAACTAAAGAATATACAGAGGAAACTGTAACTAAAAAGACAGTAGAAGTTAAAGACACTAAACCTAAATGGGAAATAAAAGATAGAGTTTATATTATCACAGATAGTCATTCTCCTTTAACTTATACATTACAAGGTAAACATACGCTTAGATACCCATTGTTGTGGTTTGATAAAGAAACAGGACAACAAGAGGAACTAAGATATGCTACAAATCAAAATTCACCTTTAGTTAGTGAACAAAAAGGTCAAGTAACACTAGGTCATATCATGTTTTCAGAAGGTGTACTAAATGTACCAAAAGAAAAACAAAATCTACAGAAACTTCTTTCCATTTATCACCCAGGTCTAAATAAGAAATACATGGAATTTGATCCAACTGTAGAAGCTGAAGACGAATTGGAGGTTATAGAATTAGAAGTAGAAGCAATGAACGCTGCTTTTGATATGGATATAGATATGGCAGAAGCTATTGTAAGAGTACAAGTTGGTACTAGAGTTAATAAGATGAGTTCTAAGGAGATTAGAAGAGATTTATTGTTAATGGCTAGAAAAAATCCTAACTTATTCTTAGAATTAGCAAATGATGATAATGTACCTTTAAGAAACTTAGCTATTAGAGCTACTGAAGTTGGAATTTTAAAATTATCACAAGATCAAAGAACATTCCATTGGGGTGAAAATGATAGGAAGTTAATGACTATTCCTTTTGATGAGAATCCTTATTCAGCTATGGCGGCTTTCTTTAAAACAGATGAAGGTATTACAATCTTCAAATCTATAGAGAAAAAACTAAAATAACATGTAATACTAATACTTAGGCGGATATTGTAAATAAAACTGCAGTATCCGCTTATTTATTATAATAAAGATAACAAATGGCAGTAAGTGTAGATACAGTTTATAAGACAGTCTTATTAATACTTAATAAAGAACAAAGAGGGTATATGACGCCTGATGAGTTTAATAAAATTGGTACGCAGGTACAACTTGAAATATACTTAAAGTATTTTGAGGACTTAAACCAATTGCTTAGGGTTCCACAAACTGATTTAGATTACGCTGACCGAGTAGATTTACTTGATGAAAAAATAGCTTTATTTAAAAGAACTAACTCAATAAATTATAGCACAAATGGGTTTATAGTGCCTTCGGATTTGCAGCAATTAGGCAGCGTTATTTACAATAATAGTGAAATACAACGTGTGCAAAGAAATGAATTTTATAATTTATATAGATCTAAACTAACAAAGCCGTCTAATACTTACCCTATTTATTTATATGAAGATAGTCTTGTAAAGGTATTCCCTGAAACAATAATATCTGGGGTTAGCGCTAACTATTTAAAATTCCCGTCTTCAGTAACCTGGGGATTTACCGTAAATAGCAACTTAGGTAATTATGTATACAATTCTAGTACATCAACAAATTTTGAATTGCATCAATCTGAGCAGGTTGAATTAATTGTAAGAATATTGGAATATGCCGGAATTATTATTAGAGATCCGCAAATTATCCAGATAGCGTCTCAAAAAGTACAACAAGATAACATGAATGAAAAACAATAATAAGATATGGCGCTTAATAATAATGGTATAATTACAGAAACCAATAGACAATACTACGAAGGAGCACAAAGTATTATTGCTTTTGAAGAACAAGATACTTTTTATTTTGATGGGTTTAATACGCCCCTTATATGGAAGTCGTCTAATGTAGATAATGATAATTATGAATTAAATAATTTTAAATTCTATAAAAGTTCAGACAATGGAATTTCGTTTGAATTAGAAGATCATAATGTTAGGAGCGTACTACCTAATGGCACAATACTAGTAAGTGGAGTACCTCAACAAGGACAAATTTTTCTAGTTCAATTAAAAAGATTAGAAGGCGGAAAGTATGGCGATAATAATGCTTTTGGAACAGTTGTTGAGGAGAACTATGGTAGCTATGCTTATATTACATTAGATGATATTATAAATAACTTTCTTATTGCATATGTCGGCGCTGGTAAATTAATATCTGATGTTAAACGTACGGACGTAATATTCCACGCTAAACGTGGTATGCAAGAATTTAGTTATGATACTTTAAGAAGCATAAAATCTCAGGAACTAACTATACCACCAAGCCTTAATGTAATAATCCCGCAAGATTACGTGAACTATGTTAAGATCTCGCGTATTGACAGTAATGGAGTAAAGCATATTATATACCCAGGCATGTTAAATGGTTCGCCATATACAATGCCGGTACAAGATACTGAAGGAATTCCAGTACAAGATACTTTTGATGCTAATATAACTGGTACTTCTATAATGGAAGAACGTTGGAAAGCTGATAAACCTACAGCAAACCAAGTTAGAGATAGATTGTCTAGTTTGAACTTTAATGATCAAGGAGCAAACACTTATAATTATTTAGGGCAGCGATATGGCATGGATACTGTAAATGCTAATTTTAATGGAACTTTCATTATGAATGATAGAGAAGGAAAAATATCATTCAGTAGCGATTTGGTTGGATCATTAATCTTATTAGAATATATATCTGATGGGTTAGCTTATGATTTGGACACTAAAGTGCCTAAGATGGCGGAGGAAGCGTTATATGCTCATATTATACATGCTATTATATCTACTCGCTCAAACCAACCTGAGTATGTTGTACAAAGATTAAAACAAGAAAGATTTGCTAAACTAAGAAACACTAAACTAAGGTTATCTAATATTAAATTAGAAGAATTTACAAAAGCATTACGAGGTCAATATAAATGGATTAAACATTAAATAGATG